GGCAAAGATACAGCTCCGAACTGCAAAGCGTAGATTCAACAGAATCTTTTTATAAAAGGAGCGTAACACTATGAATTTCGACCTTCACCTTTACGGCGAAACACCGGAAGAACTGCTGAACGTACTGGCTCACCTAGGCCACATGGACAGCAACTACCACACCCCTATCCCTGACGAGCGTCACCCTGCGCAGGCTCCCGCCTCGCAGCCCCAGAGCGAGCCTGTGACGCAGCCGGACAAACCCAAGGCGCAGACACCTGCCAAGCAGAAGAAGGCCACACAGAAGCCCGCAGCGGCACCTGTGGAAAAGCAGCCGGAGGCCCCGACAAACCCTACGGAACCAGCTTCTGCCCCGGACGAACCGCAGGAGCCTACTCCTGCGCAGACTGCCCCGTCGGAGGCAACTGCTACAGCGCCTTCCGCTGAGCCGGAGAAAGACCCTGCCACGCTGGACAAAATCCGCGATCTGGCCCGCAGCTTGATCGTGGCAGGCAAGCGAGCAGGTGTTCAGGCAGCCATTAAAGCCACCGGCGCTGCATCCGTCTCTAAGCTGCCGCCTGACAGCTACACCAGCGTCTGGGAAGAGCTGCTCAAGTTGAAAGACGAGGTGGACGCAAATGCCTCCAATTAAACACGCCCTGCTGGGTGCATCCAGCGCAGCCCGGTGGATCGCCTGCCCGCCCAGTGCCCGGGCCACCGAGCACCTGCCCGGGGAGACCAGCAAATACGCCGTAGAGGGCACAAGAGCCCATGAGCTGTGCGAGGCCCACCTGAGGAACAACCTCCGGCAGTGGGAAGCAGGCTACGGGGCACTCCCGCTGTCCGGGTCAATCCGGCTGGACGGCGAGCCGGACGACCCGCCGGAAATGCTCAAAGCCGCCAACCAGTACGTCAGCTTCATCCATGACTTGTGGGTGGCCTTTCCTTGCCGCCCCTGGGTGTTCATCGAGCAGGAGGTGGACGTGAGCCGGTGGGTGCCCGGTGGCTTCGGTACCTGCGACTGCCTGCTGATCGGCGACGGCCTCCTGCACATCATCGACTTCAAGTACGGCCAAGGCGTGCCGGTGAGCCCGGAGCGCAACCCGCAGCTCATGTACTACGCCCTCGGCGCCTATGAGCTGTTCCGCGAGACGGACGAGATTGAGGTGGTGCGCATGAGCATCGTACAGCCCCGGATGCAGGAGGAGCCCCAGACATGGGAGCTGCCGCTGGCCGATCTGCTCAGCTGGGCACGGGAGGTGCTGGCACCAGCTGCCCACATGGCATGGCGGGGCGAGGGCGAGTTTGTCACCGGCGAACACTGCCGCTTCTGCAAGGCGCACCCCGCCTGCCGGGCATGGAAGAACAAGTACGGCCCGCTGGCCGGGTTTGGACCGTATCCTGAGCCCGCTACACTCTCCGACGAGGAGCTGGGCGAATGGTTGCAGAAGCTGGAAGGGCTGGCCTCCTATGCCAAAGATCTGGAAGAGTACGCACAGCAAGCGCTTCTGGATGGCCGCAGCCTGCCCGGCTGGAAGCTGGTGCAGGGGCGCAGCACCCGCAAGTGGACTGATCAGGACGCCGCGTTCCAGCAGATGGAGCACGACGGCATCAATGAGGCCATGCTGTACACCCGCACGCCCATTTCCCTGACCGCTGCCGAGAAGATGATCGGCAAAAAGAAATTTGCCGAGACCATGTCGGCCTTTATCACCCGGGCACCCGGCGCGCCCAAGCTGGCAGCAGCCAGCGACCCGCGCCCTGCCTACAACCGCTTAGAGGGCTTCACGCCCGAGGAGGACTAACTATGAACGCAAACGAAGTTATCATTCCCTGCCGCCTGTCTTACGCCAACATCTGGGAGCCCAAGCAGGTGAACGGCACCGGCGACCCCAAGTACAGCTGCTGCCTGCTTATCAAGAAAAGCGACACCAACGCCCTGGCCGCCATCCGCAAGGCCATCGAAGCCATCAAGACCGACCCCGCGTCCCTGGCAAAGTGGGGTGGCAAGCTGCCGCCCAAGCTGAAAGAGCCCCTGCGTGACGGCGACGAGGAGAAGGACGACGAGAACTACGAGGGCTGCTACTTTCTGAACGCTAACGCCAACGCAGACCGCCGTCCCCGGATCATCGACCGGGCCTGCAACGAAGTGCTGGATCAGGACGAGGTGTACAGCGGCTGCTACGCCAAGGTCAAGGTCGGCTTCTTCTCCTACAGCGCCAGCGGCAACCGGGGCATCGGCGCAGGGCTGGAGGTCATCCAGAAGATCCGCGACGGCGAGCGCCTGAGTGGGGGCAACAACCTGGACGGCTTCGAGGTGCTGACCGACGAGGACGACGAGTTTCTGAACTGAATACCACCCACCGGAGGCCCCCGCAAAGGACCTCCGGTCTTTTATCAGGAAAGGAGGAACCCGTGAAGAAGATCATCACGGTGGATATCGAGACCTACTCGCCGCAGGACATCGCCAAGGTCGGTGCCTACCGATACGCGCAGGATCCGGATTTTCAGATCCTGCTGCTGGGCTATGCCAACGAGAACTCGGGCACGCCCAGAGTGCTGGATCTGACCAGCTGGCCGGACACGGCACATTTCCTTCGGGAGCAGCTGCCGTGGTTGCTGGATGCCAGCTACACCAAGCGGGCGCACAACGCCGCCTTTGAGTGGTGGTGCTTGTCGGAGGCCATGGGGCTTGACTGGGCGCAGCGGGTGCTTTGGCTGCAGCAGTGGGAGTGCAGCATGGTACACGCGCTGTACTGCGGCCTACCTGCCCAGCTGGGTGCCCTCGGTGCGGCCCTGAAGCAGCCGGAGGATGCCCTCAAGATGAAAGAGGGCAAGGCGCTGATCACTTACTTCTGCAAACCCTGCAAGCCCACAAAGCGCAACGGCGGGCGCACCCGCAACCTGCCTCAGCACGACCCCGACAAGTGGCGGCTGTTCTGCAAGTACAACGGCATGGACGTGATCGCAGAGCGGGCCAACGACCGGAAGCTGGCTCCATGGCCGGTGCCGGAGGAGATCATGCAGCAGTGGCGGGAGGACGTGGAGATGAACGCCCGGGGCGTGGCGGTGGATATGGAGCTGGTAGAGGGTGCCCTCGCCTGCTCCGCGCTGATCACGGAGGAGCAGACCGCCGAGTGCAAAGCCCTGACCGATCTGGCCAACCCCGGCAGCCGTGCCCAGCTCCTCGGCTGGCTCCACAACCGGGGCGTAGAGCTGCCGGGGCTGACAAAAGAGGATGTAACCCATGCGCTGGCCGGAGAACTGCCCAGCGACGTGCGCAGGGTGCTGGAACTCCGGCAGCAGCTGGGCAAGACCAGCAACGCCAAGTATGAGACCATTGCAGCCAGCGCAGGTCCTGACCACCGGGTGCGTGGAACCCTGCAATTCTACGGGGCCAGCCGGACAGGCCGCTGGGCCGGGCGGCTGCTTCAGGTGCAGAACTTGCCCCGCACTTACCTCGACCATCAAGCTGAGTGGCGCAGCATTGTAAAGCTACACGACCCCGAAGCGTTAGCTCTGCTGACCGACAATGTGTCTGACACTCTGAGCCAGCTCATCCGCACGGCGCTGGTGCCCGGCAAAGGGTGCACCTTCGTAGATGCCGACTTCTCGGCCATCGAGGCCCGGCTGATCGCATGGCTGGCCGGTGAGGAGTGGGTGCTGGACGTTTTCCGCACCACCGGCAAGATCTACGAGGCCACCGCAGCCCGCATTTTCGGTGTGCCCTTCGACAGCATCGTCAAGGGCAGCCCAAACTACAAGTACCGCCAGCGCGGCAAAGTAGCAACACTGGCTCTGGGCTACCAGGGCGGCGTGGGGGCCATGAAGCGGATGGGCGGCGATCAGCTGGGCCTGGATGATGAGGGCCTGCAGGACATCGTGAACCGCTGGCGCAGGCAGAACCCCCGCATCTGCAAGCTCTGGCGCAGGATGCAGGACGCTGCCGTGCACACCATCCGCACCGGCAAGACCACCCAGCCCCGGGCGGGCGTGATCTTCCGCAAGGAGGTGTCTCCGGGCTTCCCCTTCCCGTTTCTGACCCTGCAGCTTCCCAGTGGGCGCAAGCTTTTCTACGCCGACCCCGGCACCACGCCGGATGACCGCATTACTTATAAGGAGTGGGACAACGGCGGCTGGCGGGAAGCAGAGACCTACGGCGGCAAGCTGACCGAGAACCTCACCCAGGCTGTGGGCCGGGACTGTCTGGCCTTTGCGCTGGACAACCTGCGCAGAGCAGGCTATCAGGTGGTGTTCCACGTCCACGACGAGGTCATCATCGAGCTGCCTACCACGCAGGACGCGGAAGCCGCGCTGGACAACGTGGTACGCATTATGAGCATCGTGCCTCCCTGGGCCGAGGGGCTGCCCCTGAACGCCGCAGGCTGGCACGGTGACTTCTTTACAAAGGACTGAGGACGATGAACGCGACAACGTTTGAAAAGGCGGCAGTCTATGCCGTCTCCCAGGATACCGCGCTGTTTCGGCTGCAATCAGAGTACAATGCGCTGGTTGCACAGAAACGCTTCAGTGATGCCCGTGGCGTGGCGCCGGCAATGCAGATCCTGCGGCGGCTGGACGTGCACGTGATCCCGCAAGCAGACTGGAGGGAGAGCAGACGATGAAGAAAATAGAATCCCTACCCAGCACCTCGGCGCTGTTCACCTGCACCTGCGGTGCAATGCCCTACGACGCAGAGAAACGCCCGAAGGGCAAAGTCGGGCTGACCCGCTACCGCAAGAGCAGCAGGTACGCCAGCGACGGCGGCTGGTCGGTGGTCTGCACCCGCTGCGGCAGGGTCGGCGAGCGCGGCAGCACGCAGATCGATGCAAAGGCCAGATGGAACGCAAAGCGGTACAAGTACGGCCCGCTGAAGGAGGGAGAAGAATGAGCGCTACACCGATCGCAATCAGCGTGGGCGACAGCCGGACAGCGACCAAATGGGAGCCAAGAGTTCTGGACTGGGTCAGTTTCACAGGGAGCCTGCAAGTCAAAATGAAGGCCAACTGCGGCAGGATCACCCACGCGGAGTACATGGCCCTGCCCAAGAGCAAGCAGGCTGATCTGAAGGACGTGGGCGGTTTCGTGGGCGGCAGCCTGCGGGGTGGGCGCCGCAAGCGCGGCTGCTGCACCGGGCGCAGCCTCATCACGCTGGACATGGACAACTGCGCACCCGGCAGCACCGGGCAGTGGGTCAGCACCATCCAGAGCATGGGCACGGCGGCGGTCTACTCCACCCGCAAACACGATCCGGAGCACCCGCGGCTGCGCGCCATCTTCCCCACCGACCGCGTGATGCAGCCGGAGGAGTACCAGCCCTGCGCCCGGATGCTGGCCCAGATGCTGGACCCCACCATGAAGGTGTTTGACCCGACCACCTTCGAGACCGAGCGCCTGATGTACTGGCCCAGCCGCAGCGCCGACAGCCAGTGGGTCTGCGAGGCCACCGAGGACGGCAGCCGCATCTGCGCAGACGACCTGCTGTGGCTCTACGCCGACTGGCACGACGTGCGCCAATGGCCTGCCTGCCCCGCTGAGACGGTCAAGCTGCCCGGCGGCAAACAGGCCGACCCCACCACAAAACCCGGCGTCGTGGGCGCTTTCTGCCGGACTTACGACGTGCCCGCAGCGATTGAGAAGTTTCTCCCCGGTGTGTACGTGGATGCAGGCGCAGGCCGTCTGACCTACGCCGCAGGCAGCACCACCGCAGGCGCGGTGCTCTACGACAACGATACCTTTATTTATAGCCACCACAGCACCGACCCCGCAGGCGGCAAGCTGCTGAACGCATGGGATCTGGTGCGCATCCACAAGTTCGGCGATCTGGACGCGGATGCCGCCCCCGGTACACCTACCGCCTCCCTGCCCAGCTGGCAGCAGATGCGGGCGCTGGCCGAGAGCGACGGCCCCACGGCGGCCCTGCTGCGGCAGGAGGCGGTGGACCACGCGATGGAGGGCTTCGAGCCGCTGCCCGAAGAGGACGCCGACCCGGACAAATGGCAGGAAAAGCTCGACCGCACCCAGAAGGGCGCACTGGCCAGCACCATCCAGAACGCGTGGATCATCCTCGAGCACGACCCGGCGCTCAAGGGCCGCATCTGGAACGACACCTTTTCGGAACGGCTGCGGTGCAAGGGTCCCTTCCCGTGGAGCGACAAGGTGCAGGAGCGGGACTGGTCGGACGAGGACGACGCGGGCGTGCGGTGGTACCTTGAGACGGTCTACCACTTCAACGGCGTCAACAAGGCCGCTGATGCGGTGGCCCTGACCGGTGGACATCACGCGAAAGACCCGGTGCGGGAGTACCTGCAGGGTCTCGTCTGGGACGGCACCGAACGGTTAGACCGGCTGTTCATTGATTACCTCGGCGCAGAGGATAGCAGCTACACCCGGGCGGTGACGCGGAAGATGTTCGTTGCTGCGGTGGCCCGCTGTTTCCGCCCGGGATGCAAGTTCGACCAGATCTGCATTCTCAGCGGCAGGCAGGGCATCGGCAAGAGCCTGCTGCTCAGCCGCATGGGCCGGGAGTGGTTTAACGACTCCATCACCAGCTTCGACGGCAAGGATGCCCGTGAAAATCTGCGCGGTGTGTGGATCGTCGAGCTGGGCGAAATGACGGCTTTCAGTAGGAGCGAATCCGAGGCAGCAAAGCAGTTCCTGAGCCAGACCGAGGACAGATACCGGGCCGCTTATGGCCGGAGAACGGTGCAATACCCCCGCCGATGCGTGTTCTTCGGTACCTCTAACAGCTCCGATTTTCTCCGCGACGCCACCGGCAACCGCCGATACTGGCCCATAGATTGCAGCTTTGAGCGCCGCACACGGGTCGTTCACGATGATCTGACCCCCGCAGAAGTAGATCAGCTGTGGGCCGAAGCGGTGGCCCGGTTCAACGCCGGAGAGGAGCTGATCCTCCGGGACGAGCTGCAAAAGGCCGCGCTGGCAGAGCAGCAGGCACACACCGAACGCGACCCGTGGGACGGTGACATCCTCGAATTTCTGGAAAAACCGGTGCCGCTGGACTGGGCAAAGCGCACGGTAGACGAGCGCGTGGCATGGTGGGAGAACGGCCCTGCAGACCCCGCCACCGCCACCCAGCAGCGCACCACGATCTGTGTCAACGAGATCTGGCGGGAGGCGCTCGACAGCACCGGAAAGGCCCCCGACCGGATGCAGTCCAAGCGCATTGCAGCTGTGCTGAACAGCGCCCCGAACTGGCAGCCCGCAAAGTACCCGCAGCGTCATGGACCCTACGGGGTGCAGCGGATCTGGCGCAGAAAATCAGAGTAATTACCCCGCCAAAAACGTGCATACAAAGCCCGCCGAAACCCGCCGTCGTGCATACAAAGTGCCAGCGGCAAGGTCGGCAAAAATGCATACACGAACATACAGAAAATCATGAATTTTTTGTAAGCACGAGGGATTCAAGAAAACCAGCATACGGTGCATACAAAGCCGACATACACGCTTTTTGAAAGACGTATGCACGAAAAAGTGAGTGTTTATGCGGTTTTTTCGGTCAAAACAAACTCAACATACAATCTTTTTCCCTAGAAGAAGAAAAAAGAAGAGAAATAAGACGTGCGCGTAAAGCGCCCGCACGTACACGCTTACACGCGTAGGGATATAAGGAGCTTCAGTATGTTTTGTTACATGTATGCACAGACAAATGAGCAAAAGGAGAAACTACAATGCCGACAAATAAGCCACTTGAGAAAAGTATCGAGAACATCCTGCGCAAGGCCGTGGAGGACGAGGGCGGGGTGTGCCTGAAATGGACCTGCCCCGGACACAGGGGTGTGCCGGACCGGATGATCCTCTTCCCCGGCGGCATCATTGCCTTTGTGGAACTCAAGCGCCCCGGTGCAAAGGTCAAGGCGGGGGGATTGCAGGAGTGGTGGAGGATGAAGATTCTGAGCTTCGGGTTCCCCTGCTATGAAATCAGCACCGTCAAGCAAATACAGCAGCTGGTGTTTCAGCTGAGCACGGAGAGCTTCGCGCTAACAACTTCCTATGCGGACGACGGCTACGACGACGACGACTGGGCTGACGACGAGGGCTGTCCTTACGAAATCGACGACTGACACACTGCCCTAAAAGAAACGGAGGTCAAAGCAATGCAGCAATTTCACCCGCACCCATATCAGCAGGCGGGCATCGAAGCGATCCTCGAGAAGCCCGGCGTGGCGCTCTGGATGGAAATGGGTCTGGGCAAGACGGTGGTCACCCTGACCGCCATTGACCAGCTGATCTACGACCGACTGGAGATCAGCCGGGTGCTGATCGTAGCCCCAAAGAAGGTCGCAGAGGCGACGTGGCAGGATGAAGCCGCCAAGTGGGGGCACCTGCAGCACCTGCGCATTTCCACCGTGCTGGGCACAGAGAAGCAGCGCAAGGCAGCTCTGGCAGCCCCAGCGGATATTTACATCATCAACCGCGAGAACGTCCCCTGGCTGGTACACATGCTGGGCCGGAGCTGGAACTTTGACATGGTGGTTCTGGACGAAGCGTCCAGCTTTAAGAACCACGCAGCCCAGCGGTTCAAAGCCCTGAAAGCCGTGCGCCCCAGAATCCACAAGGTGGTGGAGCTGACCGGCACGCCAAGGCCCAACAGCCTGCTGGACCTCTGGGCCCAGATTTATCTGCTCGACCAAGGGGAGCGGCTGGGGCGGTACATCACCCACTACCGCAAGGACTACTTCTGGCCCACCGAGTACAGCTACGAACCGAAGGACGGTGCCGCCGAAGCGGTGGAGGGCCGCATCAAGGACATCGTCCTGAGCTTCAAAGCCGCCGACCACCTGACCCTGCCGGAGAAGATCATCGACGATATCCCGGTGGTGCTGGACAAACCCGCCAAGGCAGCCTACAAGAAGCTGGAGAAGGACTACCTGCTGGATGTGGACGGCGAGACCATCACCGCCCAGCAGGCGGCAGCCCTGACCGGCAAGCTCCTGCAGCTGTGCAACGGCAGCATCTACGACGAGATTGGCACGGTGCACCAGATCCACCGGTGCAAGCTGGATGCTTTCGATGAACTGATCGACGCGCTGGACGGCCAGAAAGCCCTCGTGTTTTACGGCTTCCGCTTCGACGAGGAGCAGCTCACCGAAACACTGAAAGCACACCACAGGAGCCTCAGATTCGCCGTGCTGCGCTCCGGGCAGGACGCCGCAGACTGGAACGCAGGAAAGCTGGACGTTCTGCTGGCCCAGCCCGCCAGCTGCGCCTACGGCCTGAACCTCCAGCAGGGCGGTCATCACCTGATCTGGTACAGCCTGCCATGGAGTCTGGAGCTTTACGCCCAGGGCGAAGCACGGCTCTACCGGCAGGGCCAGACCCAGAGCGTCATCGTCCACCGGCTGATCGTCAAGGGCGGTGCCGACGAGATGGTGGTCAAGGCGCTGAGCCGCAAGGACACCGACCAGAACAGCCTGATGCAGGCCGTCAAGACCCACGTTCAGGCAGCGCAGAAAGGAGACAGCAAGTGAGCACCCGAGCATTCCGCAGGCTTTCCCGCGCAGAGCGTCGCGGCTTTATCAACACTATCGAGGACCCGCTGACCCGCCGGGCCTTCGAGATCGTATTCCTCGGGCCGGGCAAGGTCAGCTGGCAAAAAGCGGCGCTGCTCTACGGCGGCGGCATTTCCCCCGAGACCCTGCGGGTCTGGGTGTGGCAGGAGCTGCAACGCGCATGAGCCGCAGAACGCCGCTGTGAGCGCCGCAGCAGCGCAGGCAGTAAGTTCCTCACCCAACTCGCCAAAACCCGTCACGGAGGCCCGCTGCGGCCGCTGTGCGCAAGTCATAACGTTTTCACAGCAAAACCCATGCTATGCTCTTCTGGATAACACACAGGAGGACAGAGCATGGGTTTTTCTAACGAGCGGATGAGGACGGGCCAGCTGGTCAACTGGTTTCTGCTGGACGGCCTCGAGCTGACCCCGGCGGGCAACCCCGTCACCAAAGCCCTGCCGTTGCCCTTTGGGGTCGATCACCTGATCGGCTTCAACGAGCTGCTGACCTGCAAACACCCGGAGAACGCAGGCGTGCACTTCTTTCTCGACGATTACCAGTTCGAGCGCTTCTGGCGGCAGCCGCAGCGGTACCTCGACGCACTGGCAAAGTTCCCGCTGGTGCTCGGCCCGGACTTCTCGCTTTACACCGACTTCCCCGCGCCCATCCAGCACTGGAACCACTACCGGAACCAACTGCTCACCGCATGGCTGCAGCACAACGGGGTCTGCGCCATTCCGGCAGCAAGCTGGTCGGATGAGGACAGCTTCCACTGGTGCTTCGACGGCATCAGCAAAGGCGGCGCGGTGGCAGTGAGCACGGTGGGCTGCCTCGTCCACAAGGACGCATCCGATGGTCTGATGGGAGGGCTGAAAGAGCTGATCCGGCAGACCGAGCCATCCGAGATTCTGGTCTACGGTAAAACGCCGCCTGCAATGGCAGCACTGCTGCGGGAGCACAGCATCCCGTGGCAGGCATTCCCGTACAACATGGCGACCCGCGTAAGGGCCAGAGAGGAGGCGCAGTGATGGGCGGCAGAGGCAGCAGCATGAGAGGTTCCCAGGGCATGGGAGGCGGCGCAGGAGCGCCCGCAGCAGCCGCACAGGCGATGCCCACGATTCAAGCAGCACCGGCAGTTCAGGCGACACCGGCAGCACCGGTAGCGCCCCAGCAGGCAGGCCCACCCACCGGCGCAAATGGCTTCGGCCATCTGACCCCGCAGCAGGTCTCCGCGATGGAGAGCGCCGCGCAGCGGCAGATGATGCGCGACCCGGCGCTGGCTGCAGGCGTGACCGACTACATCAACCCGGTCATGCAGAGCAACGGCAAGGCCCTGAGCCAGAACGCCAACTGGGCAGCCGCCAATAAGCTGCCATTGACCGCACGGCAGCAGGCCATGATGGACGCAGTGGACAAGCTGGCAAAGCCCATCGGGCAGGAGACCACCCTGTACCGCGCCGACCACGACGACTTCCTGAAGCGCCTGAAGGTCAACAACTACCAGAGCATGAGCGACAGCCAGCTGCGCAAGGCGCTGGTGGGTAAGACCTGGACGAACGACTGCCTGGAATCCACCGCCTACGACAGCCGTGACAACCCCTTCTGGCCGCAGCCCGGCGGCAGCCGCAGTGCAGGCAAGCATGGGCAGGGCGGCTCCGTTTCCGGCAACCGTGAGGTGCTGATCCGGTATCACACCGCCAAGAGCACCCGGGCGGCATTCATCCAGCCCAGTCAGTCGGAGGCCGTTCTTGCCGTTGGCACCCATCACAAGATCACCGGTGTCCGTTCTACCCGCACCGGCCCGTCCCGCACCTACGGTTCCGGCAAGCGCGTGATTGAACTGGAAATCGAAGTGTGGTAAAATCAATCTGGAGGTATTTCACTATGGCAAAAGCAAAGGTTTCCGCAAAGAAGCGGAAAGAGATCGAAGCGGCAGAGCAGAAATTCCGGCCCCTCGACACTCCGGCTTCCCCCTACCCCTTCCCTAATCTGGGTATGGAGAAGCCCGCCAGCAAGAAGAAAACCACCAAGGCGAAACCCAAGAAAAAGTAATTCGTAACGTTTTGCCCCCGCTTTTCATGTTACCCTTGACCGAGAAATTCACGGTCAAGGGAGGATTCACATGGGCGGCAGAGGTGGAAGTATGGGCGGCAGCCACGGCATGGGTGGAGGCGGTGGTGCAGGAGGTGCAGCGAAAGCAGCGGCACCGGCAGCATCCCAGACCCGTGAACAGCAGCTGCTGGCACAGATCAAGGGCAACCCCGCAGCCCTGATGCAGATGAGCGATCAGGATGCAGCGGATACCGTGGATGCCATTGCAAAGCAGAGTATCCGAACCGATGGCACCCAGAACGACACGTTCATCCAGCGGTACCTGAACGCAATTGGTTTTAGCGAGCCCAAGCCGGAACTTCTGAGTGATACCGCCTACGAAAAAGCACGGAAAAAAGCCGGAGAGGCATCGATGTACCATGCAGATAAAAACTTCGGGGGCAAGACCGGTGATACATTCAGCACGCAGCTGCAGTCTGGCAACATGATGTTCTCGTGCAATGGCTACTACGGTGCCGGGACTTATTGGGCGTGGGATTCCGCCGGTGCTTCTGGCGGGTACGGCCCTTACCAGGTCAAAGCCTTTCTTAACGGAAAAGCAAAGATTGTAACCATTGCGCAGCTCGATCAGCTCAGTAATAAATTCGCTGCCAGCCACCCGAGGACCTATGCAAAACTCGTAAAAGCACGTGCGGGGTACGGCGGCGGAGATGAGACCCTATACTCGTTCATCGCCGCATCCCATGGGTACAATGTCATCCAACGCAGTCCCCAGAAGCATACCGGCGCTTACATGGTCACGCTGGACCGAAGTGTTCTGACCATGTCCAAAAAGATCAACAAGAACGCAAGCCGTTACACGATGAACTGGTAAGGAGAAAGTACGTATGACAGACCGCAGCTGGAATGAAAAGCTGATCACCCAAGTAGAGAACGGCGAAGGTGCAAAGTACGGCAGAGATGCTCGTGCATATGCAGTAGATAGCTGGAAAATCCACACCGGGGAATGGCCCGCGCCCAAGGGCTGGAAAGACCCCTACGCCAAACTGGACAAGACCGCAAAGGCCAAGCCCAAGGCCAAGCCCAAGACCGCCAAGGCGAAAGCCAAAAAGTAAGTCATAACGTTTTTACCCTAGGCTCTCTGGTACAATTGCCAGAGAGCCTATTTTTATTTGCCGGAGGGATTGCATGGAGAGCGTGAAGCACCAAATCGAGTACAAACGGCTGGACGAAATCCGCCCCTATGACAATAACCCCCGGCGCAACGACGAGGCCGCGAAAGCCGTGGCCAACAGCATCAAAGAGTTCGGGTTCCAGTCCCCCATCATCGTGGACAGGGACGGCGTGATCATCGCCGGACACACCCGGTACAAGGCCGCCCGGAGGCTCAAGTTGCAGGAAGTGCCGGTCATCGTAGCGGCAGAGCTCGACCCGGAAAAGGTCAAGGCCCTGCGCATCGCAGACAACTCCACCGGCGAAGTTGCCGAGTGGGACCTGCAGCTTCTGGTGCAGGAGCTGACCGGCATCGAATACGATATGACCGACTTCGGCCTGAACCTCCAGATCAAGATCGACGAGGAGGTCAAGGAGGACGACTTCACCGCAGAGCCCCCGGAGCAGCCCATCACCCAGCGGGGAGACATCTGGCTGCTGGGCGACCACCGGGTCATGTGCGGCGACAGCACCAGCCCGCAGGACGTGGAGCAGCTCATGGACGGCCAGCTGGCCGATCTGCTGCTCACCGACCCGCCCTATAACGTGAATTATCAGGGCTCGAACGGCAAGAAGATCGAGAACGACAACATGGCGGAGAGCCAGTTCCGGCAGTTCCTGCTTCAGGCATACAGCCGGGCCTTCGATGCCTGCCGCACTGGGGCCAGCGCGTACATCTTCCACGCAGACACGGAGGGCGAGGCGTTCCGGGCCATGTTCCGGGAGGCGGGCTGGGGTTTACACGGGTGTCTGGTCTGGGTCAAGAACAGTCTTGTTCTCGGCCACAGCGACTACCAGTGGCAGCATGAGCCCTGCCTGTACGGCTGGAAGCCCGGCGCGAACCACTACTTTGTCAACGACCGCAGCCAGACCACCGTCATTGACGATGCAAAGCCGGACGATCTGCGGCACATGAAGAAGGATCAGCTGCTGGACTGGGCCATCAAGGCGCAGGCGCTGCTGACCCAGAAGCCCAGCAGCGTGATCCGCTGCGACAAGCCGCCCCGCAACGCAGATCATCCCACCATGAAGCCGGTGGTGCTGTGCGGCAGGCTCATCAAGAACAGCTCCCTGCCCGGCCAGATCGTGCTGGACCTGTTCGGCGGCAGTGGCTCTACGCTGATTGCCTGCGAGCAGCTGAGCAGAATCAGCTACACCATGGAATATGACCCACGCTATGTGGACGTGATCGTCCAGCGCTGGGAGGACTTCACCGGTGAAAAGGCCGTCCGCCTGAAATAACCATTCCCCGCCGGGGCAGGTTTTTTACTCCTTTCCCGTCCCGGCATTTTTCATAGCCAAAACGGCACGCACACGGGTCATCCTCCGCCCGCAGGGCTCTGGAAGCAGAGCCGGTGCGTGCCGTTTTCTCATACGGAGGTGAAACCTTGGCACGAGAATCCCAAATCAGCAAGTGGAACAGCCCCAGTGGCCTGCTGCGACTACAGCGGCTGGCGATGCATGGTCTGACGCAGGCGGAGATCTGCGAGCAGATCGGCGTGCCGGTGCGCACCTTCCGGCGCTGGTGCACGCAGGACCCGCACATCAAGCAGGCCCTCAGCGTAGGCGCGGAGGCGGCACTGGCCAGCGTGGAGAACGCCCTGTTCAAAAAGGCCCAGAGCGGCGATCTAGGCGCAATGTGCTTCTTCTTGAAAAACCGAGATCCGGAGCATTGGAGCGAACACCCGGAGCTGAGAGGTTACGACGGAAAGGTGGTTTTTGTGGATGACATACCAAAGACGGCAGCCCCCAAACCTGCTGAAACAGCAGCTGAAACTAAGCAGCCTGATCATCCCTGAATACTACGCCGCCCACACCGCCATCTGGTCGGGTGAGTACAACGAGTATCTGGGCGACGGAGGGCGCGGCTCTCTCAAATCGACGTTTGCCGCCACCGAGGTAGTGCTGCTGGTGATGCGGGTGCCGAACATCCACGCCGTGGTGCTGCGCAAGGTCGGCAACACCCTCGCCACCAGTGTCTGGCCGGAGTACAACCGCGTCATCGACCGCATGGGCATCCGGCATTTGTGGAAGCAGACCAAGAAGCCCTATACCCTGACCTATATCCCCACCGGGCAGACCATCCAGTTCTACGGTCTGGACGACCCCGGCAAGCTGAAATCCATCGCCGTACCGTTCGGCTACTTCGGCGTGATGCACTTTGAAGAGTTCGACCAGTACGACGGCCCCGAAGAGATACGAAACGTGGAGCAGTCGGTGTTCCGTGGCGGCCCCTTCAGCTTTTCCTTCAAGACCTTCAACTCCCCCGCCATGGCGCGGCATTGGGTCAACCGGTACAAGCGGGAGGCAAAGCCGAAGCAGTTCCGGCACCACACCACCTACCTGACCACCCCGCCCGAATGGCTGGGCCCCCGCTTCTTCGATGACGCTGAGACCCTGAAGCAGCGTGACCCGGTGGCCTACGCCCACGAGTATCTGGGCGAGGTGGTGGGCTGCGGCACCGCCGTGTTTGAGAATCTGGAGCTGCGGCCCATCACCAGCGAGGAGATCGCCGGGTTTGATCGCCGCTATTACGGTCTGGACTTCGGCTGGTACCCCGACCCGAACCATTTCGGCGGCATGAGCTACGACCACGCCCGGCAGACCGTCTACATCTACGAGGAGCACCGGGCCCAGAAAGAGACCGACGCCCAGCTGGCCGAGGTGCTCAAGCGGCACCTGCACGATGAGATCATCGCGGACAGCGCGGCCAACCGGTCGATCGCTACACTGCGGGATCTGGGATTCAGCCGCCTGCGTGGCTGCCGGAAGTACGCCGCTCACGGCGGCACATCCGTCACCGACGGCATGAAGTGGCTGCAGAGCCGCGCAAAGATCGTCATTGACCCCCAGCGCTGCCCATGGACGGCCCGGGAATTTTCAGAGTATGAGTACGCCCTCGACAAAAAGACCGGCGAAGTGATGCCGGGCTTTGTCGATGCGGCAAACCACAGCATCGATATGACCAGATACGCCCTTGAGGACGTCTGGCAAAAGAGAGGTGTACAGAACGCATGATAAACCATGCCGACATTGAGAACATCATCGGCTGCAAGACCCTTGTCACCAACCAGATGCAGCGGGCCATTGAGGACTGGTACGATGCAGCCATTCACGGCCTGCCGCTGGACAAGAATCCGGAAACCCTGACCCTCGACCTGCCCGCACTGATCTGCGCAGAGCTGGCACGACTGACCACGCTGGAGCTGGAAGCCACGGTGGAGGGCAGCGACCGTGCCGACTGGATCAACGCCCAGCTGCAGCGGGTGCTCACGCCCCGCAGACGGCGCATCTTCACGGTAGCGCTGGCCCTTGGCAGCGGCATCTGGAAGCCCTACCAGAGCGGCAAAAAGCTGGGTATTTCCTTCTGCAACGCGGCCCGGTACTTCCCCGTGGCCCACGACGCGGAGGGCAGCCTGACCGAGGGCGTGTTTATCGACAGCATTCAGGATGACGATAACTACTACCACCGCATGGAGTGGATGCACGTGCTGGAAAGCCGCGCAGACCTGCGGGATGAAGAGCTGGCGCAGCTGGAAGATTACGACCTTGCAGCGCCCGCACAGTTCCCCTGCACCAAAGTGGTCAACCTGGCCTTCCGCAGCGCAACACAGGACAGCCTCGGCAGCCCGGAGGATCTGAGCATCCGCCCAGAGTGGGACGACATCCAGCCGGTGGCCTACCTCACCGGGCTGGAAAAGCTCCCGGTGGGCTACTTTGTGACGCCCATCGTCAACAGCGTCGATCCGGACAGTGAGCTGGGCGCGGCCATGTTTGAGCCCGCCCGCAAGCAGATCATCGACGCCGATGAACAGTACACCCGGCTGGACTGGGAGTACGAGGGCGGCGAATTGGCCGTGGACACGGACGAGAAGTTTCTCAAGCCCAGCGCCGCCGGGCAGCAGCTGTCCAAAGCACAGGCGCTCAGGGAATACGGCGTGCCGCCGGAAGCCATCGACAGCACGGCGCCCCATCACAGAGAGCGGCTGTTCCATGGCATCAATGTCAACACCGGCATCACGGACAGTGCCCCGTTTTATCAGGTGTTCTCCCCTGCCCTGCGTGACGGCAGCTACCTGTCCGGGCTGAACCAGTATCTGCGCAATGTGGAGAGCCACGCGGGCCTGAGCTTTGGCGTGCTGTCTCAGGTGGCAGACGTAGAAAAGACCGCCACCGAGATCGTCAGCAGCAAGCAGAAATTGTACTCCACTGTTTCTGACCTTCAGGCAGCGCTGGAGGACGCTCTGCGCGGCCTGATCGACGCGCTGGACTACTGGGCAGACCACACCCCCGGTGCACCCGGCAAAGGCAAGCTGAACGTCTCCTTCAAGTGGGACGACAGCATCATCCTTGACCGCCTGTCCGAGATGGCCCAGTGGCAGCAGGAGGTCAGCATGGGCCTGCGCAGCAAGACCGAGTACCGGATGCACTTCTTTGGCGAGGACGAAGAGACCGCTACACGGGCAGTGCAGGCCATTCAGCAGGAAACTGGGGCCAATGACATCCTGAAGGGAGTGATCGACAATGGCGACGGCTAAAACGAAATTCACCCGGATGAAGCAGACCGCAGAACGGCTGGACTGGCTGATGGCGAACGCACGCATTCTGCGCAGCCCGGCGCTGTGGGAGAAATACTACGAAGCTCTGCACGTCGTCCGGCTGCTGGGCTTTGAGGTCACGGTGGAGGGCGGCCGCTACCACCGGGTAACACCATGCTGACCCCGGATGAGGTCAACGGCTACGCTGGGCTTATGGCGGCCCCGTGGGACGAGCTGAACGAACGTATCCTGCAGGACATGGTGCGCCGGATCGTCAAGGCGGGCAAGATCACCTCCACAGCGGAGTGGCAGAGCTTCCGGGCACAGGCGCTGGGCGCGAGCCGGGCATATCTTCTGCGACAGATGCAGGCTATCGTGCAGGAGCTGGGGCCCCAGGAAGCCGCTGTGTTTGCCCAGGCAATAAAACAGGCATACACCAAGGACATGCTGGATGCAGCCGCAGCAGGCCGCGCTCTGGCCCCTCTGGGCGAGAGTGAGGAAGCGCAGCAGCTGCTGGAGAGCGGCTACCGGCGCACCATGAACACGCTGTACAACCTGACCCAGACCCGCGCTGTGATGGGCAACCAAAACATGGTGGAGACCACCCAGCGGCAGCTGGCGTATTATCTGGACATGGCCCACATGGATGCCGCCAGCGGCGCGTTCAGCTCCGACGATGCAGCACGGCGAGCGTTGAATGCTTTAGCAGCAAAAGGTGTGGGGGCTATCACCTACCCCAGCGGCCACATTGACAATCTGGATGTTGTGGTCCTGCGGGCTACCCGCACCGGCATCAACCAGACTGCCGGAGAGATCACCCGCTTTAATGCAGATCAGCTGGAATGCGACCTCATGGAGCTGGATGCCCACGTGGGTGCCCGAACCGGCGACGGCGGACAGGACCTGACCAACCACAGCTGGTGGCAGGGCCAGATCGTCAGCCGCAGCGGTCGGCACGGTTATCTCTCGCTGGACGATATCGGCTACGGCGACGTGCGCGGCTTTATGGGGGCCAACTGCGCCCATAACTGGGCAATGTACTGGGAGGGCGCAAGTGTTCGCAGCTACACCCCCGAACGGCTGGCTGCGATCAATGCTGCTACCGTGACCTACAACGGTAAGGAAATCGGCCGGTACAAAGCCACCCAGATGCAGCGTGCCCAGGAGCGGCAGATCAGGGCCGACAAGCGGGCGTTTCTTGTGGCGAAGGAAAGCGGCCAGAAGGATGCTGAAAAGGCCGCAGCGGCAAAGCTGGCGGCCTCTCGTGCAAAGATGAAAGATTTCCTCAGACAGACCGGGCTGCAGCAGTACCAGCTGCGGGAGAGCGTGCCCGGCTTTGGCCGCAGCGAAGCAGCCAGCGCAGCTGCACAGGCACGAAAATGAGCCGTGCTGGACTTCCTGAAAAGGCTGTGCTATAATTCAGGCCAGAATAAAGGAGGTTTCACACTATGAAGATCAAGAATCGAATCCGGGCGGGCATTGTGCTGCTCGCCCTCGCACTCGGCTTGACCGCCTGCGGCGGCAGCTCTTCCAGCACCGCCAGTAGCGCAGCACCCAGCGCTCCGGCCAGTTCCGTGAGCGAGAGCACCGCATCAGAGGCAGAACCCGCCGGCGCAGAATCCTCGCCGCTGGATGGTATCAGCTTTAGAGCGGATAAAGTCCGGAATGATACCACCGGCAACTGGCGCATTTCGCTGATCGCAGAGAACATCGACATGAGCGAGTATGCCCTGGACTACTACAAACAATATTTCACGGACGACAGCGAGATTCACTTCATCGTCAACTTCAACTACAACACGACCACCAAAATCATGGTGATGGGCGGCGACCTAGACGTAACCGTACAGGAGTACGTTGCCAAGGAAGAGCACGATGCAAATACTCTGGGTAGCGGCACAGTTCTGGCCGAATATCTTGTGGACAAGGAAACCGGCGAAGTTGAAAAGATCAGCTGACAAATGAGCAAAGCAAAAGCCCTGAAGGTGCATTCCTTCAGGGCTTTTCTTGTTGGGTCAATTCACCGGAACATATCAACAACATATTCAACTGCGGCTTTCGCTTCCGGGGTGAGCGGTCGGGTACACCACCCACGGTCATAATAAGCAACCTCCTGCCAGTAACGCACATCGCCCGGCGGCAGTTGACTGACCCAGAGCTTCAGGATCCTGCCGCCATCGATACCAAACTCGCTGTGCTTCTCGCAGACCTTGGCCTGCCACCGAATCTCCGAGCCGTTCAGCTCGAAGCTATCCTCGTGCCAAAGCTGACTGTCCACGCACATCTCCGTACGGAATCCACACATCACTGATCACCCCCATCATAGTCCACCACATAGCCGTTGTACACGAAGTTCTCTGCCGCCATGGCAGCGTCAAGAATCCGGTCTGCATACTCGGCGGCTTCCGCCGGGCTCTTGGTTCCAAGGGAAGCCCACTGGACACCCATCTTCACCGGGGTACCCTGCCGAGCAAAGTTGCAGTTGTGGATCTGGATGCCATCCTTCGCAGAGAACTGCGCCTGAAGCGCGTCCAGCGCCTCGTTGTACACCTTCCAGTTGACCTTCTTCATAGATCAGCCCTCCTTTACCAGTTCATAGTGCTTGATGCTGCCGTCCACGAATTTCCGGCCCTGCAGGATCTCCACGCTCTGGAGCAGAAACTCGAGGTGGGCCATATCGATGGCCCCGCAGGAGCCGGGGTCGTGGAGCAGCTGCTCTGCCAGCACGTCCTGCATCTTGACGGTGTAGCAGGTCTCACCGACGATCTTCTCACCGTTCTCGATCTCCGCGGTGTCATAAGTGATGTTCAGCTTCTTCATGGTTAGTCCTCCTTTAAACGTCGATGCTCACAGAGTGATACGCAAACCAGTGACCCTGACGACGAAACAGCTTGAACCAGTTTGTGAACTTCTGGCCGGAGCAGTCGTAAGGTGTCGGGAGCGACTCTAGGTAGCAGTTCGCACGGAACCAGTCAGCAGCGACCACTTTATGCACTTCGTCCAGATCTTCCGGCAGTTGAACCAGCTCCACGTAGCCGTCGATGCCATCGTCTCTCACGATGTGGCTGTGCGATGCCGCCCGGTGGGTGAACTCCCGAATTTCGCGCTTGACATCTGCGATGTGCTTGTCCCGGCGAACCACGTTCTCCACCGGAACGGTGAATTCTCTTAGGGTACGAACGAAACTGTAGGCTGCCCGCAGGCTTGCCATATCGTTGATGTTGAACACGATTACCATTCTCCTTTCGCAGCAGCATTGCGGATTGCCCGCTCTTCGTTCTCCTGATCCTGCGCCTGTGCAAAAGCATCCAGCGCGCTGGCCCTCGTGATCGGCCCGAACTCCTTCACGAAATAGGCGAAGGTGCGGTCGTCCCAGCACTCGACGTAGCCGTCACCGCCCTTATCGTAGTTCTCGCGGGCCAGAGCCATGAACTGGTCGAAGGTCAGCGCCGGAGGGTTCGGCTCGGTGTCCAGAGGGACGACCCGCGCATAGGGATGCCCACGGCGAATGACCTGCGTCAGTTCGGCATCAGCCGCTGCCCGTTCAGCCCGGCAGCCGTAGACCTTCAAGGCGCCGTCATCCTTCTCTTCGAGGATCGCCCAGTTGTAGGTGTGCGTCTTGCTGGTGCGCACCAGCTGGCCCTTGTAATAGAATTTCATGGTTCAGTCCTCCTTGTTGGTGTACTCGTCGGTGTCACGGCTGGATTCGCCCATCAGAAACACCCGGTGCTTGCCCTTGTCGTCCCTGACCCAGTCACCGCCCAGAGCGGTGAGGGTGAAGATCATCCCTTGGTACTGACCCTCGGCGCACAGCCGGGTCGGCTCCGGCAGGTCCTCCCGGTGCATGACGCACCACTGAGTGTCCATACTGAACGCCAGCATCCCCAGATGACCGCGCAGTTCCTTCTTCTTCATGGTGTATTCCTCCTTACCCGAAGTACTTAGCCACGAATGCCGACTTGCTGAGAGTGTGGGCATCGTACACGTACTCGATGGCGTCTGCAGGGGTCATGTCGGTACCAGAAACCAGCTCACGCACCTGACCGGTAAGACCGTGCTCTCGAACGTAGTTCTTCATCATTTCAATATTTTTCATTTTTCGTTTTCCTCCGTTATTTTTCATTCTAGAACCCTTCCGGTGGCTGTATGTTACCTCTGCGCAGAAACAAAGTCAAGTTGTTTTTGATTTATTTTTTAATTTCTTTTTGTTGTTGACTTTTGCCCCGACAAGTCATATCCTTGTGGCAGGAAGGAGTGACCCAAGATGACCACATCATCCAGAGTGAAAGCCCTGCTGGAACTGACCAGCACCGACCAAAGCACTTTTGCCGCAGCGTTCGGCATGACCACCCCGCAGGCCATGAGCAACAAGCTGCGCAGGGACAGCTGGTCGGCAAAAGACCTCGCCAAAGCCGCCGAGATCTGCGGTGCAAGGCTGGCGTTCATCCTCCCGGATGGCTCCCAGCTTATCCTCGCCCCGGACGAAGAATGACCGCTACACCGCAAAACGCCCCGCGCTGAAGAGGACAATCCTCCCGGCGCGGGGTGTTTTGCTTGCATACAGTTGCAACAAAAATCCCGTCAGTTGCAACAAAAGGTTGCATACAAAGTTTGTAGACACGAAAAAGTGAGCGTTCATGCGGGTTTTTGGGCAAAGCATACAGAGACATACTCAAACTCTTAGCCTGACCCTTATCAGAAGAAAAGAAGAATATACATGCGTGAGAACGCGCTTGATGCCCGCACGCGTAGGGTTTATAGGGATTTTGGTATGCTTTGTTTCAGGTATGCAAGCGCTCAAGTCATAACGTTTTTACCCACCGGAGTGTGATACGATAGCACCAGATTACACCGCGCACCCGGTGTCAGAGAGGTGCAAGGGCCCGCGCACAGCAACGCGACAACAATGCTGTAGGCCCAATGGGAGGTAGACCATGAAACGTGAGGATTTGAAAGCTATCGAGGGCCTGACCGAGGAGCAGATCAACGCAGTGATGCGGCTGCATGGTCTGGACGCAGCCGCCCATCAGGCCACTGTACAGGGCCTGCAGGCGCAGCTGGCCACTGCACAGCAGGGTCTGGCAGCCTTCGACGGCGTGGACGTCAATGATCTGCGCAGCCAGATCACCAACCTGACCAACCAGCTGAGCCAGCAGGCTGCAGAGTTCGCCTTCAATGGCGTGCTGCGCGCTGCGGCCCACGAGGCCGGTGCTCTGGACGAGAACGATGCTATCGCATTGCTGCCGGACAGAGCTACACTGCGCGAGAGCAAGAATCAGGCCGAGGATGTCAAGCAGGCATTCGCTGACCTCAAATCCCGCAAGCCGTACCTGTTCCAGCAGGGTGCCCCCGCCCCGCAGGACGGCGCAGGCCCGCAGCCGGGCGCTGAGCCGCAGGAGCCCACCAACCCGATCATCGTCCCGAAGCCCCGCAGCCAGGGCGGCAACGCACAGCCCACCCTGCAGGAGTTCCTCCAGATGACCGGTGCGGAACGCATGGCCCTGCGCACCCGTAACCCGGCACTTTTCCAGCAGCTCTCTGCTTTGGTGAGAGCTGCACGACACTAACGAGGTAACTGAACTATGCCTATTCCCGGCACTTTTGGCGGTTTTCCGTTCGACCCCGAGGTCTATCAGGGCTTCGTGGATCAGGAGGCCACCTTCTCCGATTCCATCCTTGCCTCCGGCATTCTGGCAAGCGACCAGAGCCTGGCCGCTTCTCTGGACAACGGCGGCACGATGGGCACCATCCGCTTCTATAACCCGCTGGACCCTGACACCGACGCCCCGCTGGTCCGTGATGGCACCAATGACAACATCCCCGCCGAGATCTCCGGCGGCGCGCAGAGCTGGATTCGTATCGACCGCATGAAGGCCTGGAAAGCCACCGAGCTGACCCGTGAGCTGACTGCGGCCGACCCCATGGCCTCTGTTGCCCGCAACACCGGACGCTACTGGCGCATGTACAAGCAGAGCCTGCTGGTCAAGCTGGTGGATTCCGTTCTGGGCCTGCCCGGGCTGGCAAACCATACCCTGACCGTCAAGACCGGCGGCGTCACCGCCAACCAGCTGATCGATGTGCAGCAGTCCGCCCTGGGCGATTTTTCCAGAAAGTTTGGTCTGCTGGTGGTGCACTCCAAGATTCTGGCCGAGTACAAGAAGCTGGGCCTGCTGAATTACAACAAGTACGTAATCACTAACGTGCTGCAGAAGGAAGTCAGCCTGCCCACCATCAACGGTCTGGTTGTGGTCGAGAATGACCGCGGCACCGACGACGGCACCAACTACAACAGCTTCCTGCTGGGTCAGGGTTCCGTCCTGACTGCCGATCCTAAAGTCATCACCCCGGACTACACCGAGTATGATGCGGCCAAGGCAGGCGGCACCGATATCCTGTACAATAACCGCTCCTTCATCCTGCACCCGAACGGCGTCTCCTTTGACGGCGATAAGATCAACAAGCCCACCCCGACGGATGACGAGTTCACCAACAAGGCAAACTGGGCGCTGAAGTTCGACCACAAGAACGTGCGCATGGGCAAGATCACCATCCCCAAGGCAAACTTTGCCGAGGAGTAACCTATGGACAGCTGGCTGACTTACCCTGAGTACCTCGCGCAGCACCCCGGATCTGCGCTGACTGAGGCAGAGTTCACCCCGCGGGCGGTGGACGCGGCATTCTTCATCGAGAGCGCCACACGCTGGTGCGCCAGCCTTGCCGAAGAGCCCGAACAGCTGGCGCTTCTGGCACAGTGTCAGTCCCGTCTGGTGGCCCTCTCCGAAGAGGTCAGCGCCAGCTGGGACGGTGTGACCAGCGTGAGCAATCACGGCTACACCGAGAGCTATGCCAGCGGAGCGGATATGCAGGTGTATCTGGGCAAACGGCAAAGCCAGATCGTGAACGAGGTGCTCTCTGCTCCGTCTACCCGGTGGATGCTGTATCAGGGCGGCGTGTATCACCCGCCCCGCAGACGCTGAGAGGAGGCCCGCCATGCGCAAACCTCTTCTCGCAACAAAGAGTGTCACGCTGGTGCATTGCATCCGGCGGGGCACTGGCAGCACCAGCTACACCACGGTGCTGTCCGGCGTGAGCTGCCGTGAGGTGGCCGCAGCCGGTACTGGCGCACAGTCCGGTGCAGGCTCCGGCTTTGCCCCGAAAAGCAGCTCCGAGATCTGCATTTTTCCGGGCCACTCCACAGCCGCCCCGCAGAGCACAGCAGAATCGCCGCTGGACGCAGCAAGCACCTTTCTCGACCCTGCCGCCTTCAAGGCCGCAGACGAAGCCGCAAGGGCCTGTCACTGGACGCTGGCCCCGGAGGACAAGGTGACACTGCCCAGCGGGCGCACCGGCACCGTCACCAGCGTACAGGATAACCGGGACGGGCGCTGCCCGCACTGGTACGTGGAGGTGACGTGGTGAGCGGCCCGATCAACCTCGGCATCCACTGGGACCCGAACTTTCAGAACCGCACCGAGGCAGGCTTTCAGCGCCTGCAGAAGGAAGCGGACGGCGAGTTCATCCGGCTGGTTACGCCCTATGTTCCGGTACGCACCGGGGCGTTGCGAGGCAGCGTCAAGGACAGCACGGTGCTGGGCAGCGGCTTGATCCGGCACACCACGCCCTACGCAGCCGCGCAGTACTACCGTCTGCCCTGTGGGCAGGGTGTCCGTAAGGACGGCGCAGGCCCCCACTGGGGCGAGCGCTGCGTAGACGACCACAAAGAGGACTTTGCCCAGTTTGTCAAGACCCGTGCTAAGGAGGTCACCAAATGAGTCAGACCGCAGATATCAAAGCCATGCTGGACTGGCTGGCCTCTTGCCCGCTGGCAACGACGCTCAACGACGGGGATGTTGTGTTCTCCATCGAATATCTGGGCGCCGACACCGGGCAGATGCAGTTCTCGTTGGAAGCTACACCCACGGCAGTGCTGCTGGAGCAGTTCTTCCTCGGCAGCATCCGGGCGAAGAACTATGTTCTGGCATCCCGCATGGTCTACTCGCCCGAGGTCGTCCAGCAGGCCGCAAACAGCGCGTTCTGGGATGAATTTGCCGAGTGGGTAGAGAAACAGTCCGGACGGCGGAACCTTCCGGTGCTGTCTGACGGCAAAAAGGCCGAAAAGGTGGTCTGCCTGTCCCCCGGATACATCATGAGCCAGGATGCCAGCAGCTGCCGCTTCCAGATCCAACTTCAACTCCAGTACTACCAGAAAGGGAGATAACCTATGACTGTTGCCGAAACTCTGGCCGCGCTCAAGTCCGAGAAGGATATCGAGCCCAGCGCCGACTATACCGGCGAGGAGAACACCGACGACTTCATCCTCGCCATCCAGACCGACAAAACCAAGCAGACCAAAGAATCCGCGTGGATCGTCTGCGCCGACCACGTGAAGGAGCACTCCGGTGCCCTGAACGCATCCACCACGGACGAAGCGTTCATCCGTACCGGTACCGTCACCACCAAGACCGGCACCCAGCGCACCCTTGCTGTCAACGGCAACCGCTGCGTGGGTGACGCCTTTCAGGATTTTGTGCTGAGCCACAAGATCAAATACGGCACCGGCAAGGACGTGATCGTGCCCTACGTCTACTTCAGCGTCCGCACCGGTAAGGGCGAGACGGGCAGTGCTTCTCTGGTCGTCACCAGCGACGTGGGCGGCTCCGCAAACGCCCCCGCCACTTTTGCAGTGGATGTCAAGGCAGTGGGCACCCCCAAGGCCTTTGACTACCTGACCGACGTCACCGCGTAACATAAAACCAATATCGCCCCTGTCACCTCTGGCAGGGGCGCATTTTATAGGAGGCATAAATACATGATCATCTGTGGGCAGGAATTTGAATTTTCCGCACTGAACGCCAACGACCTCGACCGTATGGACGCGGCACAGCAGCACATGCAGACGGCTTCTGACCGCGAGAGCAAGCGCGCGCATACGGGCACCGCCGACATCCTGCGCGGCCAGTGCCGCCTTATGATGGGCTACTTCGACGAGTTGCTGGGCGAGGGCGCATCAGAACGTCTGGGTCTTGACGGAAGCAACTTCGGCGCCTGTGTCCGTGTGACGAACGCCATCAAGGAAGCCATCGCCGCAGAACAGGCCACCGTAAAGCAGGCGGCTGCAATGCCCATGAACCGGGAGCAGCGGCGTGCAGCGGCAAAGCAGCAGCGCCAACAGAAACCTGTGTCCCGCAGCGAGGGTTCCCACCCGCAGGTGGCAAGTCGCCCGGCGCAGCAGCCTATCACCCAGACCAACACTTTCTGGCCGGACACGGAAGCCGAGACCCGCCGCAAGACCGACCAGCTGATCGATGCCCGGCAGGCCGTAGACGCTCTGCGGGACGATCCTGATGCCATGCAGCAGCTGGCGGCATACGCACTGCAGATCGCCGCAGAGCGCCATGTCTGATCTGCTGCTGGACGAGCTGCCCACCCGGTGGCACGGACACGAGATCGTCCCGGATTTCCGGCCCATGGTCTGGCTGGTCAACTCCTATGTCCGGGGCAGTGTTAACACCGACCCGGTGGGCTTTGCCCGGAGCGCAATCTGGCGCTTTTACAAGGACCCGCACTGCTTTCTGACGGACGACCAGATGCTCTTTGACGGCTACCGGCACCTGCTGGAATTTTATCAGGCAGGTGAAAAGGCGGCATCCGGCGGTGATGCTTCCAGCGCTTCGGATGCACCAGCTACACTGCCCTTTGACTACCAGTGCGACGCGCCTTATATCGTGGCGGCGTTCCAACGGCTGTACGGCATCGACCTGACGACCGAGCACATCCACTGGTTCCGCTTCCGGGCGCTACTGCGGGGCGTGATCGGCGAGGACTGCATGTTCAGCCGCATCATCGACTGGCGCACCGCAGACCTTTCTGACATGGACCCGGAGAAGCGCCGCATCTACGAAGAGCAGCGGGAACGCTTTGCCCTGCCCGCTGAGCTGAGAGGGGGTGCAGCACGTGCGCAGACCGTCGAAGAGCACAATGCAAGCTTCATCGCCCGTTTCCGTGGCCGCTGAACGCGCCCCCATCCCCTGCCCGCACTGCGGCAGACCGCTGCCGGTATGGGCAGAACCACACGCCGCAGCTGTCGGCGTGTGGGTAAAATGCAAAAATCCCGCCTGTAAGCGGGAAATCGAGATAAAACTTTAAGCCTGTGCCCTTGTGCCCGCGCTCACGACTGAGAGGTGGACACACGTGGCAGATTACAGCATTACCGGCGATACCAGGCTGGACACCAGCGGCTTTACCAAAGGCGTATCCAGCATGACGGTTGCCGCTGGTAATCTGATTTCCGACCTGACCAAGACCGCCGCCACCAAGCTGGCGGGTCTGGCAAAATCCTCGGTCAGCGTCGGCATGAATTTTGACGCGTCCATGTCGCAGGTGGCAGCCACCATGGGCACCACGGTGGATCAGATTGACAATCTGACCAAGGTCGCCAAAGAGATGGGCAGCACCACCAAATTTACCGCTACACAGGCAGCGGACGCGCTGAACTATCTAGCGCTGGCAGGTTATGACGCAGACAAAGCCGCCGAGGTGCTGCCCAGCGTGCTGGATCTGGCTGCGGCAGGCGGCATGGACCTAGCCTACGCCTCCGACCTCGTCACCGATGCTATGGCCTCGCTGAACATCGAGGCCAACAAGCAAAACGTGGACGACTTCGGCAACAAGCTGGCCATGGCGGCCAGCAAGGCCAATGCCAACGTTTCGCAGCTGGGTGAAGCCATCCTGACGGTGGGCGGCACCGCAGCCAACCTGAAGGGGGGCACCACCGAGCTGACCACGGCCCTGGGTCTGCTGGCGAACGTGGGCATCAAGGGTGCGGAGGGCGGCACCCATCTGCGCAACATCATCCTGTCCCTCCAGTCCCCTACCGACGAAGCAGCCAAAAAGATGCAGAAGCTGGGGCTCTCTGTCTACGATTCGCAGGGCAAAATGCGTGGGCTGAACGAGATTCTGGGCGACCTGAACGGGGCCCTGGACGGCATGACGCAGGGCCAGAAGGACAGCATCATCAACCAGCTGTTCAACAAGACCGACCTCGCCGCCGTCAACGGCCTGCTGGCGGCGCAGGGCGAACAGTGGGACACCTTGGCCGCCCAGATTGATAACGCCGACGGTGCCATGGGGCAGATGGCTGAAACTCAGATCGACAATCTGCAGGGCGCTATGACCATCATGTCCTCGGCGTTCGAGGGGATGCAGCTGGCCGTCTATGATGAGCTGGAACCCACCCTGACTGAAGCGGTCAAGTGGGGCACCGACTGCATCAGCACCCTGACCAGCTCCCTCACAGAGGGTGGCCCCGAAGCCATGCTGGCCGCTGCCGGAGAGATCATCTCCGATCTGGCGGACGGCATCGCCGAGCAGCTGCCCGGGCTGATGACCACCGGCGTGGAGATCATCACCCAGCTGGCCCAGAACCTGACCGACACGATGCCTGCCATGCTGGACACCGGTGCTGAGGTTCTGGCAGCCCTCGCGCAAGGCATCATCAACGCCACTCCCGCCCTGCTCACCAGCGCCACCGAGATCATTGCCGAGTTTATGCTCTATCTCGGCGACCACGCAAACGAGATCATGGACGCCGGTATGCAGCTGCTGGAGAGCCTCATCATCGGCATCACCGATAACCTGCCCCAGCTCATCACGGCGGCGGCTGGCCTGATCGCAAACTTCGCGGCGGCGCTGATCTCTCATCTGCCTAAGATTCTGGAATGTGCTGCCGCCATGATGACCACCCTTGTGGACGGCATCTTCTACAGTCTTGAGAATCTGGCGGAGGCCGCCCTCGCCTGCGTGGCAAAGCTGGTGGGCGTGTGGGACGGCAGCATGGACGAGTGGGGCCATATTGGCGAGAACATTGTCAGCGGCCTGCTGAACGGTATCAAGGGCGCATGGAACAGCCTGACCAAGTGGGTCAGCAACGGCATCAACGGCCTTGTCTCCGGGGTCAAGGGGCTGCTGGGCATCCACTCCCCGTCCAAAGTCTTTGACGAGATCGGTGTGCAGGTTTGCAATGGTCTGGCTCAGGGCCTTGGCCGTGGAAATAAGAAGGTCAAGGACGCAGCCAAGACCGTGGTCGCGTCCGTAACCGACAGCGCCACCACCCTCACCAATGGCGTGGCCAAGACCGTGGAGACCGTCACTGAACGGATGGCGAACGGCGCTACCCAGCAAAAGCAGATCATCACCGAGACCTCCCGGCAGATGGTGGACGGCGTGCTGAAAGATGTCAAGACCATCACAGAGGTGGCTGCGGACGGCACCAAGACCGTCAAGCAGACCATGGAGACCGTCCGCGAGACCGCCAAGACGGTCACCTCCACCTTCGAGACGCTGGCAGACGGGGTCAAGACCACCACCCAGACCATCACCGAGACCCTGACCGACGGCACCGAGACCCAGAAGCAGGTCATCACCGAGACCTACGACGACGTGGTGGACGGTGCCCTCGTGACCATCGAGCGGGTCAAGACCATCGCCGCAGACGGCGCCGTGCAGGTGGCCGAGACCACCAAGAAATCCGCTGCGGACACCTTTGACGGCCTGTGGAAGGAGCTGCAGGACAGCGCCAACACCGGCGTGCTGGGCACCTTCGATGACCTGTACACCGCCGTCAAGAATCAGGACTGGCTCTCCGTCGGCAAGTGGGTCGCAAGCACCATCTACAGCGGCCTGACCGCCGACCAGAAGCAGCAGGTGCAGTCCTTTGCCCTCGGCATCGTGACTAAGCTCAACAAAGCGCTGGGCGGTGCCCGGGACAAGCTGGTGCAGGGAGCTATCGACCTTGGCGGGCAGATCGTGAACGGCCTGACCGGTGGCTTTGGGGAGGTCTGGCAGCAGGCGCAGGGCCTCGGCTCCACCCTCGTGTCGGTCTTTCAGGGCCTGCAGGGGCCGCTGAGTGCGGTGGCTCTCGCCATCAGCAAGGGCCTGCAGGGCGGTCTGATCTCTGCATTCCCGGAGATTCTTGCTTCGCTGGGCGGCCTGATCGGTGCCATCGGCGGCGCGGTCGTAGCAATGCTGGATGCCATCGCTGCGGCGCTGTTCCCTACCGGCTTTGGCACTCCGCAGGCTCTGCTCATGGTGGCAGCGGGCGTCGCCCTTGCTGCCGTCATCGCGGGCATCGTTGCCTCGATCGGCGGCTCTTTCAGCAAGAAAGGCTCGTCCGGCGGCGGCTCTTCCGGCGGGTCCTCCGGCTCCGGCAGCATGGGCAGCGTGGACATCACCACCGGCACCGGCAGCCTTGAGGACGCCATCAACGCCAACACCTTGGCGTTGAAGAAAACGAACGCCGCCCTTGCCGACATGATCCGGCAGGCGGGGGCGCTGGTGCTTTCCGACAACATGCGCCTCGGCTCCACCGTGGCGGCTTCCGGCACCGCACAGGTGGTGTCCGCCGCCCGCAGCTACCGCCGGGAGGGCGACACCAAGATCATCCAGAACTTCTACAACGGCCACGACACCGCCGCCGCACAGCAGCGGGAAGCCCGCTGGGAAGCCGACAAGGCCAAGGCCCGCAAACGATGAAAGGAGGACACTGTGCTTTTTAAGGATCACCTCGAAATAGTCACCGACGCCGGTGCCGTCCTACATCTGGGCTGGGACTACGACGCCCCTTACTTTCTCGACCCGCTCAACGGCATCGACGTGGACTTGAAAACCGCGCAGGGTGTCAATCAGGTGGGCGACACCGTGGAGGGGCAGAGCGTCTCCGGCGTGTCCCGCACCCTCGATGTGGTGTTCTGGGGCGCGTATGCGCTGGACAATTCCCGGGCGTTCAGTAAAAAAATGCCATACTTCACCAAGGGCACCCTGTACTTTGGCGACCGGTACTTTGCCCGGTTCGTGCTGCAGAAAACGCCTTATTTTTCCAGCTACACGCCGCAGCCGCGCTGTTCACTCATGCTCTACAGCGAAAAGCCCTTCTGGTACGACCTCAACGCCGTCAGCAGCGTGCTGGGCGGGTATGAGAAAGCGTTCCGTTTCCCCGTCTGCTACGACAGCCACATCTACGGCATCAAGCGGGACGGCACGGCGGCGGTGCTGCGCAACGACGGTTCGCTGCCGGTGCCCTTCACGGCCACCCTGCGGTGCGACATGCCGGTGACCCACCCCAAGGTGGTGGATCTGCAGACCGGGGCCTTCATCGGCTTTGATCTGACCCTGCAGCCGGACGAGACGCTGGAGATCTACCGCAGCACCTCTGACCGGCTGGCCTGCACCCTGACCCGGGCAGGCGTGACCGAGAACATCTTTGCAAAGCTGGACGAGGACAGCACCCTCACCGAGCTGCAGCCCGGCGATAACGTGCTGAGTATGCAGGCGGAGTCCGGCTCCGGCTACCTGCAGGCATCCGTGAGCTTTTACCAGATGGAGGCGGGCATTCTTCCCGAACCGCTATGAGACTGGACGTTTTGGACGCAGACACCCTTGCCCGCGTGGGCTGGGTGGATGTGTGGGTGTCCCTCTACTGGGACAGCCCCTATTACTCCGAAGGCAGCTTCACGCTGGAGGTGCGCCCCACCGCCGAGAACCTGCAGCTTTTGCAGGAGGGCCGCTGGCTGGTGCGCAGCGACGAGAACCCCCGCATCCCCATGCGCATCTGCGCCCGCGCCAACCAGAACGAGGACGCAAACCTTGTGGTGTCCGGCTACCCGGCAACGTGGCTGCTGACCAAGCGGGTGTCTGCGGTGAGCATCAAGAACCAGAACGCGGAAGCCGCCATGCGCAGCCTTGTGAGCGCCGCAAAGCCGTGGCCCCGCCTTGAGCTGGGCACCGAGTACGGCTTTGACACGGTCTTTGCCAAGCAGACCTCCGGCGGCACGGTGTTCGACTACTGCCAGACCATCGGGCAGGCGTGCGACCTCGGTTTTCGGGTCATTCTGGACGGCAAGGGGGCTGAAAAGAAGCTGCTCTTCGAGTGCTTCCGGCCCACCTTCGACCCGAACCGCAGATACAGCCCCCAGTGGGGCAACCTGCGCAGCCCCGGGTGGAGCTTCGCCGACACCGACTACGCCAACGTAGCCCTTGTGCAGGGCGCTGGCGAAGGTGACGAGCGGGCCACTGTCTGGGTGGGCGATGTAAACGCCACCGGCTCCGACCGGCGGGAGATGTACATTGACGCCCGGGACGTGCAGCCGGAGGACGGCGAGACCAGCACCAGCCAGAGCTATCTGGAAAAGCTGGCCGACCGGGGCGGCGAAAAGCTGCTGAGCCAGCTGCGCACCGGCAGCATCGAGTTTGACGTGGACGACGACACCCTGCAGGTGGGCGATGTGCTGAGTGCCAGCCTGCCTCAGCTGGGCTACACCGCCATGGTGAGGGTAGCCGACATCATCACCCAGAGCGAGGACAGCGGCACCACCCGCACCATCCGGCTGGGCACGCCCACATGGCACAAGACCTAAGGAGGACTTTATGGCCGATATCATTACTTACCCCGAAAACGGCATTACCTACGATGCCGACGACGCTTCGGGCTTCCTCTCCACCCGCCTGAGCGGCGTATACAGCGCCGAGGAGGATTTCTCCGTCACGGCACAGGGCGGCCTGAGCGTGCAGGTGAGCGCCGGTCAGGCATGGGTGCGCCCGGCGCGGTTCAAGGGCCGCAGCATCATCATGGAGCAGCCCACCACCGTGGTGCTCACCGAAGCGGACCCTGTGCGCAGCCGCATTGACCGCATCGTGCTGCGCTACGATGCCGCCGCCAAAAAGACCCGCCTGCAGGTGCTGGACGGCACACCGGACTCCGCTGCCCCTGCGGCCCCGGCCATCTCCCGCACCGAGCTGGTCTACGACCTCTGCCTTGCAGAGATCAGACGCCCCGCAGGCAGCACTTCTGTCACAGCCGCCGACATCACCGACACCCGCGCGGACGAGACCGTCTGCGGCGTCATGCGGGACGGCGTGACGGGGATCCCCACCGGCACTTTGGTGCAGCAGTTTCGAGCTGTCATTGACGCACTGAAAGGGGAAGCCGCCGATAAGCTCGGCTACTACCCCGTGGGCAGCATCTACCAGAGCACCGACCCCACCAGCCCTGCCGCACTGTTCGGCGGCAGCTGGGAAGAGATCGCCTCCGAGCGGGTGCTGATGGGTGCATCCAGCACCCACGCAGCAGGCACCACTGTTAAGGCCGGTCTGCCGAACCTCAAGGGCTCATCCTCTGGTGTGGCGAGCACAGCATACCCAAATTTATCTAACAGTGGCGCTCTTTCTATGAACACAAACAATGGCGGTTTGGCTGGTTACGAAGGCGGTTCATACGGCAGTAATTGCACCGTATCTTTTGATGCGTCCAAGTCCAACGCTATCTACGGACGCAGCAGCACCGTGCAGCCCGCCGCCTACTATGTGCGCATCTGGCACCGCGTGGCCTGAGAAAGGAGGTTTTGAACCATGAAGATCATTGACGAGACCGGCGCGGTCGTGGGAAACCCCGACCTGACACTGGGCTATCTGACCGACGACACCCAGCCGCTGGAGCACCCGGCGCAGGAGGCTGTGGCCGAGGTGGCCCACTACGAGACAGTGGCCGAATACCCCAGCGGCGGCAGGGACGTGCAGCGGGTGGTGGATGTGCCGGGCGTACCGGCAAGGCCCGCGTGGACCGAGCAGCTGCCCATTAAAAGGTACATCCGCTACACCGC